TCAAGATCCGCTGCCGCTGACCGCGGCCGTCGGAGCCGCGAAGGACTTCGACTCGACTCGGCTCAGCACGTAGACGCCCCCCAGGGTCAGGGCCGCGCCCGCGGCGCTCCAAACGTCGACGCGCTCGCCGAGGGCCAGCGCCCCCGCGGCCGTGGCGATCACCGGCGACACGTAGGACCAAGAAGAGGTGAAGAGCGGTCCCGCCTTTCGGACGAGCCAGAGATTGGCGCTGTGCCCGACGAGCGAGCCCACTACGATGAGGTAGGCGAGCGAGCCGACCGAGCCCAGGCTGATCGGAAATGATCGCTGCCCGGTCAGGGCTGTAATTGATCATGAAGAATGATAATCATTGATTCCGTACTAGACTAGCCTATCTCTATATCTAATCAATCCTTAGCCCTACGAAGCCCCCCTTGTACCCGTGACGCATCAACTAGCTTCTTCAGCCCTTCAACAGCCATTCGAGGGCTATTCAAGCCTCCTGCAATCAAGACCGTTCGAATGCGTTTAACGCATTATATTATATAGAATAAGCGTTGGGCCGTTAGGGGGAGCCTACTCACGGCTCGTCCCGAGGTCGACAACCTGATCGACAACCAGCAAAAGAGTAGCCCGCGAAGGCCTATGCAACGCCCATCGAATCGAAGAGCTCCGGCTGAGTCACAGGGTAGATATCCGTTCCAAGTACTCGAGAAAATCGGCCCGCGTGACGTTCCACTCGCCCTCTACCTTCCACGCAGGCAGGATCTTGTCCTCGATCTCGCGATACACAGTGTCCGGCGAGATACGAAGGAGCGAACAGATATCCGAAACGATTAGGATCGGCGGCAACTCGTTTTCCAGCGCGCGCCGGGTCTCGGGTAGCAGCATGCTCGAGCACCTCCTGCCTCCAAAGTCGGTATTCGCTCCTCACCTTCACCCCCGATAGAACGCCGATCGAGAGCAAGTAATAGACGTGCTTGCGATCCTCACCGAGCAGCTCAGCGGTCTCCTTCACTACAATAAAGCTCATGCTCCGGCCTCCAGTTGAGTGTGGATGTGGTGGAGTTCGACACGGATTGCGACGAGTTCGAAGATGGCGCTAGCCGTCGATGACTCTAGTTTGTCCATCTGCCCGACTAAGTCGACGCACGTCTTTCTCGCCTTCATGAATCGCGCCATTTTAGGCGACAAAGGTACGCCGATCGTCGTCATGCTTGCCTCGCGGCGCAGCCGGGCGTCGGTCCATCGGGATTCAATCCCGCGCGCCAGCAAATGTCCCTTAGCGCTAGGATCACCTTCGAAGCCTCTCCCTTCGTCAAGAACCGGAGGTCGTCGACCTTGCTGATACGCTTCACCATTGAATTGAGGCTCTTCTCGTCTTTTGCGCGCGACGCGATTTCCCATAATCCTTTGATGTAGTAGATCTGCCGCGTCGTGCAGAAATTCCCTTGTTCTTGCTCTTGAATAGCGAGCTTCTTCCTCTTGGCAGGCTGTCGCTTAAAACCGAGATTCGCGAAGGCTTTCATGACCTCCTCGAACTGCGCTTCCGTATCGATCTTGGAAGAACTGTCGACGCCCGCGGATCCAATGAGCAGCGCTCGATAGGCTTCATCATCGAGACCGCGATCCTTTCGCGCGAGGTGGATGAGGGCGAGCTTTTCTGATCGGCGGATCAGCATCGCTTTTTCTCCTTGCGACCTATACGTGGATCGCGCTTGGCGAGCCCTACCATCTCGGCGAACTTTTCAGGATGATCCTGAGCACAAGAAAAATGCGCTTCGTTGCCGTGGGAGCCTATCTTTGTTGCGCCTTGCTCGATTTCCTTCCCGCATATAAAACACCTCATGTCCTACTCTCCTCCTTGCCGAGCGCGGCGTCAGCCTTCGTAGTAGTTCCACGGGATAATTGAGTAGCCGCGAGCTTGCCCGAGCGGATTTAACTCAGCGGCTTTAGTGGCTTCGGCACGGTTTGTGTAGAGTTCGGCGTCTTCATGATCGTCTACGAGTAAGGCCGGGAGTCCGTGCCCCGCGTTTAATAACACGGCGTATTTTCTGCTCATCATTTCCCCTCGCCCTAGCGCTCGCGAAGGGCAGCGGCTATGCAGTCATATATCTCTCGAGCCACCTCGCCTTGTCTGGCACTAACCGAGGATGGGTATTGAGATGTAAACGACCGGAAGGAGCCTAGCCGGGCCTCGATACAATCGAGGAGATGCAGCTCTTCCTCGCTCGGCGCTGCCTTTGCGGGCATGAGTCGAAACGTGCTATAGAGGCAAGGCTCTCCTTTGACGTAGACGACATCGTCGTCGTGGTAGATGTTCCCGAAGTCGACGACCTCGATGTCGTCCAAGGTCTGGCCCGAAATAGTCGTGATCGAGAAGCGCAACTCTGCGCCTCTTCGCTCTGTGGCCGTTGCGATTTTTAGGCTATCCATGCTGACCTCCAGATAGTGAAGGAGGCGGGACTCGAACCCGCTCGGGCGCCTCGGAAGTCGGCAGTTCGTGGAGCGCTAACTCCCCGCGCGATCCTCCGCCAGGGTAGGCCCCGGCCCCTCTCCTTCATGGGCGGGCGTTGCCGCCCGCAAGAACCTGCCCAAGCCGGACGTCCAGAACGGCCTGGGCCTGACTCACGACGCGATGTCCAGATTGACGCGGTTGTACTTCCCCTTCTCGTCGCGCTTGTAGATGCGGATGTACTCCTTGGAGGAGTGGATCGTGACCGAGTCGGAGATCGCCTCCATGGCTCGCCGCCACGTCGGATCGTCGATGTCGAGCCGCCGCAGGGCGAAGACGCGGCCGGTGTTGATCTTCCCGGCGCGGTCGACCGCGAACGCGTTATCCACGATCGCCTTGAGCTCGGGCCGCGCTCCATCGGTCCAGGTCTTCAGGCACTCGTCTACGAGCGCCTTGGCGGCCTGGAGGCGCTCGTCGAAGGTGATGCAGTCGGCGACCGCGAGGAGGACCTGGTACTCGCCGTCGAAGGACGTGAGCGTGATGTTCCCCTTGCTGCCGCCGATCTTCGCGCCGTACTGCTCCGCGGAGATCTCAACGAAGGCCTTCACGTCGCCGATTGCGCGGTCGCGGAAGCTCTTGAGCACGTCCGCGAGGTTGAGGCTCTTCCCGACGATCTCCCTGACGAGCTCGTCCCTGGCCCGGTCGACGGGCTTGATCATCTCGAGCGGTACGAACCGCCCTTGCTGGTCCTTCATGTATCCGTCCATCTATCCCCTCCTTTCTACGCTGCCGGGCTAGGCCCTTCCGGGGCCTCGGCCTGGTCGATTTCCATGATCGAATAGAAGAGCCCGCGAAGGGCAAACAGCTCAGCGCGGGCGGCGCGCAGCTGCTCGAGAGCGAGCTCTCCGCGGAGGCCGGGATTCATGATGCCCTTGTCGATCTTCCCGCGGATCTCGTCGATCTTCTTGTCGACGGCCTCGAACTTAGTGCTGTCGAACGGCATGGCTACTTCCCTCTCTTCTTGGCGCGGGGCGCCTTCTTCTTTTCCCCATCCTTGGGCGAGACGTTGCGCATCTTGCCCGCCATGGCCTTCCGCGACGAGTCGAAGGGCGCGTTCAGGATCCCGCGCTCCTCGCAGGCCTCGACCTTGGAGTAGAAGACCTCCAGGGCCATGGCTACGTTGTGGTGGACCTCCTGGAGAGCGTCCTGGTACTGCGGATCCTCGATGGACATGTCCACGAAGAGGTCGCAGACCTTCACCGGGCCGGTCTCGGGTCTGACGGCGTAGAGCTCGCCGTCCCGAAACGGCACGACGCGGTAATGCTTGAGATCCACGCCGGACATGGGCTTCTTCGAGAAGATGCTCTTGAAGTCCTCCATGGTCGGCAGGCCGTCGCTGGCATCGATCTCGCCGCGGCGGTGGATGTCCTCGGGCTCGGGCAGCGCCAGCTTCTTGACGCCCGCCTCGATGTACGCCTCCGTGAGCGATAGCTCCTGGAGGGCCTTGCGCGGCTCGAGCTTGTAGTGCTCGTAGACGCGCATGTAGTTGCTGGCAGAAAAACGAGAGAATGAACAATTTCCCTCCACCCAGGGTAGGAAGTCGCCATGCGGCAGTTCCGCCTTCACCTCCGCGAGCACCTTCCCGAGGGCGAACACGAGGACCACGGTCTTCCGAGATACGTCCTGCAGCGCCGCATGAAGGCTTGCGAGTTCGTCCCTCGCTTCCTCAGGTACCACGTGTCCGCGGCTCTTGAGCACGCGCTCGACGAGGCTCTCCTGTTCGGCGGGCGTTGCCGCGAACGGCGCTTCTGTCTTCTTCTCCTGTTCGGGCGCGCCTGCCGCCACAACGGCGAGCGCGGTGGCCGCCTTGGCCGGCGCCGCGCGGCGAGAACCGCCGCCGAGCATCCCGAGTACGTCTCCCAATCCGGTTCTTTCCTTTGCCATCGTCTCACCTCATGAAGAAGCTCGCGCACCGCGCGGCGAACTCGGGCGTGGGCGCATCCAGCCCCGCCTGCCGAAGACCCCGCTGGGTCAGGGCGATGTGATGCACGAGGATATGCAGGCTCGCGCGCGCGGACGACGCGAAGACCTTCTCGGCCGCGGGATCTATCCCCGGCCAGACCACGTCGAGGATCTCGTGCACGTCCTTGTCGTCCACGTCGTCGACCTTGAGCATCATGCCCACACGGTTCTCCAGCTGCCGGTGATCGCCGTGGAGGCTCTTGATGCGGTTCTCGATCCGGGGCAGCCCGGCGAAGATAAGGGCCGATCCGCCCTTGTCGTTGATCGCGATGCGCGCCCACTCCATCGCGTTGTCGGGGAGGTAGTCCGCCTCGTCGAAGATGACGATCATGTCCCGCCTCCGCAGCTCGGCGATGAGGCGCTCCGAGATCTCCGAGAGCCTGCCCTTCGTGTCTAGCCCGAGCTCCCGTGCGACCGCGATGATGACCGTGGAGAGGCCCATCGTCGGATCGCACTTGAGGAGGATCGTGTTCGGGTAGATCGCCTTGTACTCGTCCAGGGTCCGGGACTTGCCCGTACCCGAAGGTCCGAGCACGAGGCCGATCACCTTCTCCTCGTGGGTGATGCGGATGGCGGTCTTGATCCGCTCCGTCCGCACCAGGGGCACGAAGGGTACGGCGCCCGCCTCGAGGCGGGCCTCTTGGAGATCGATCCAAGCCTTCACCTTGGCCTCGACGCCCGCCACGTCGCCCTTGTACTCGCCCTTGCGCCACTGCGAGAGGACCGAGGGCGTGTAGCCGATGGCGTTCGCAGCCTTGTTGTTCGAGATGTGCATTTTCAGGCAGTAGCCGTCGAACCGTGTTGCCAGATTCTTGTCCATCGTTTACTCCTGCTTACCTAGGAAATCTAGAAATTCGTTGGCGTTCTTCCGCTCCTCCGAGCGGTTGTCCTGTACCTCGTGTCCCTCCGGGGCATCGCGCCGCGCCTCGCCCACCGCAATCGCGAGGGGCTCGGGCGTTTCGATCTGCTTCGCCGGGTAGCTTGCGGCTGCCATCTGCACGAGGCTCTGCATCCCGAGCGGGGGCTCGATCCTCGTGGAGTTCGCGCCCCGGACCATTTCGAGGGCCTTGCGCTTGGTGGCGCCGAGCCGCTCGTTGTCGGCCCGGAGGTCGCCCGACTCGATGAAGTAGTTCGCCCGAGCCGTGCAGATGTGCGCGCCCCGGATGTTGGATATGACGACCTCGTCGGGATTGGCGATCTGGCGCCGGACGATGACATCCTCGCCCTTGTAGGCAAGCAGATCGTCGGCCCAGTAGCTCACTCCGTCGAGCCTGACGCCGTTGCGGCCCACGGTTCTTCCCTCCGCTCGAGAGAACGCCATCGCCAGGATCTCCGGCGATACCGGGCGTAGGGGAACCGACTCCGCGGTGAAGACCTCGTCGGGCGTCCGGCCGTCCATGCCGGCGCCCTCGCCGTGCCATGCGGCGTTGAAATAGTCGATGAACGACGCGAGCTCGCGCACGTACTCTTCCCACGAGTGCACGTCGTACCGCCGCGACTTTTTGTTTAGGGCACGCCAGTACAGCGCCGCGTCCTCAGGGCGCTCGACGGTGTTGGATCCCACATAGCCCTCCATGCGCTTGCTGAATAGCTGCGCGAAGGTCCCGAAGGTCCGCTCCATCCTTCCCTTCGAGGCGCCGTGGTAGGGCCGCGCGAAGGTCACGCGCTCCGAGAAGAGCGAGTAGGCGCCTTGGATCGTGACGAGCTCCTCTTCGAGGAAGCCCTCCTCGTTGTAGCTGCGCATGGCCTTGGTCGCCCCGTTGAGCACGTAGGAGCGATAGTCCTTGCCGTTGTCGATGTGGATGAGCTTGCACGATCCGAAGCGCGACACGGCGAGGTAGAAGGCCAGGCTTATCGAGAGACTCGAGGGGTAGACCGAGGGCCAGAAGCCGACGATCTTCGACGAGCGGAAGTCCTGCACGGCCGTGATCCATGGCCGGAAGAGCTGCCCGTCGCGCTCCACGAGGAAGTCGAAGCAGTGGTGATCCGATACGAGCTGGTCCATGGCCTTGTAAAGGCCCATGTCCCGCTCGATGTACGGCAGATCCAGCGTCTCCATCCGGCAGGCGCCGAACCTCCTGTAGTCCCTTATGATAGCCGGGATTGAGGCGAGATAGCGCGCGGCCGTCGGGTAGCTGATCTCTTCGCCCGGCAACGCCATCGTCGTCTCGATCCAAGCCGACCGCATGGAAGGCCGCGAGTCCTTGAGCCAGTAGAACTCCAGGTAGTCCTTCGCGAGCTCGCTCAGGGATCGTCCGGGGCCGGTCGCCCGCTTGCCCACCGCGTACTTGGGAACGAGCGCGGCAGGTGTGCTGCCTCCACGCTTATACTCCCGCAGCCAGCGATAGAACGTGCTTGAGGCGACCGGACCGAGCTTGGAGAGAAGGGGGCCGGAAATCATTCCCCCGTTGTACAGCTCGACGAAGTCCTCCAGGCGCATCGTCTCCTTACGCGAGACGAACATGCCTATGAGAGCGGCCCGCATCTGCGCGGTCTCACGGTCCTTGTCCCGCGCGGCGAGAAAGAGCTCTTCTCCTTGCTCCGAGCGCTCCGGGAGCGCATCGTCGGCGAATACGGTCTTCGCCTCGATGAGCCCCTTCGCGATGAGGGCCGACAGCACGTCGCGGGGCATGGAGCGGGGAAGCCACTTGAGGTCCCGCCCTTCCCCGACGTGGAGCCAGTTCTCCTCGTCGGCTCGGTGCATGATCGCCTGGCGCGACAGCCCGAGGGCGCACGCTATGGCGGTCGTGGAGAGCTCGTTCAACGGCGCCTCCTTCTCTCCACGCGGCGCCTATTGGCGTCGAGGAGTTCGGAGATCTCCATGGCCAGCGCTACCTTGTCGCGCCTAAGCCCGGAGCATTCGATACGGAGGTCCCTGATGTTCCCGAGAAGAACGTCTCGGTGTTCGGTCAGCATGTCGATGACCATCTGTCGATTGGCCGATACCAGCCGTTCGCTCTGCAGCTCGTGCTCGAGCTTTTGGATATCGGCCCGCGCGAAGGCGAGCATCCAGAAGGGGCGTTTCATGATGCCGCCTCCTCGTAGTCCGCCTGGTGCTGTTGGACGACTCCCTGGGCGGCGATGAAGGCGGCTTCGTGCCGCTTGGTTACGCCCTGCCGCATCGTGAGGATGTCCACGAGCGTCACGGCGGCCTCGTCTAGTTCCGAGCTTCGCCCGAGAGGCGGATTGTCGCGCCGCGAATACTCGATCCCTACTCTCCCGTTGCAGAAGCCGGGAACGTACCTCACGCCATAAGCGCGCAGGTTCATCTCGAGCTCGTCGCCCCGCCCTTCGTAGCTGATCCAGAGGACCTTCTTCTCGCGGTCGATTTGGCTAAGGTGCGCGCTCAAGCTGCCACCCCCTCCCTCGCGGCGAGGAGATCGGACCAGCTGTCGAAGCCGAGCTTGCGGGCTATCACCTTCTGCACGCGGCGAGAGGTCTTCTTCCCGTACACGACCGCGTGCACCATCTGGAAGGATACGCCTGCGCTCTTGGACAGCGAGATCAGCGAGAAGCCCATGAGCTTCATCTGGTACCCGATCCAGGCCCCCTGCTCCCGGTTAGGCTGCGGCCCCACCTTGGGCTTCTCCGCGTCGGGTCTTGCCTTGCGGATTCTCTGGTTGCGCGTCATAATGCTGTTGCCTCCTTGCCCCTCCGGGCGGGATGCGAAGGATGACCGTCGGCTCCAACCATCCGGTCATCCTTCTTCTTTTATGCGGCTCTTCCGAGCCGTCCAAATGCCATTGAAAAACCCTCCTCCAGGTGTACGATGGAAGCGCCAACCACCACCGAAGCCCGAAGGAGGGAAGCGTCTGTGGAAGATTCAGAAAAGAGAGACATCCTTGAGTCAGCTGCGTCGATGCTCGGCAACTGCTTCAATTGGACGATGTTTAGATCAGGCGAAGAGTGCATGCCAAACGATCCGATTATCTTTGCAGGCCTTGATACATATCGAGCGCTACTGCGCGAGCGCCCTGATCCTACGAGGCTTCTCATGCTCATGCAGTTGATGACGGGGGTGATCAATCTCAAGTGGAAAGGACATCCCGCATATAGCGATCCATTTGTTGCGGCCAGGGATATTACGGATGCCGTGCGACGCAAAGAGGCGGACGGGAAAGTCATTCCGTTTCCTTCTTCGCGTTGAGCGCGCGCTCTAGGCGTGCCTGGGAAATCTTCCCTATGGATGCGATATAGCGAAGATATGTTTCGGGCAGATCCTCGAGTTCTTTGTCGGAAAGGAAGTGCCAAGGTTCAACCGCCGTCGCCCGCTTGTGGATTTCAGCGATGCATCCCATACTCTCCCTGCTCCTCGCCCCTCGGGGCTTGTAGTGAAGGATGACCGGTGGCTTGCCCCCGTTCGGTCGTCCTTCTTTTTTAGGGGTTAAGGTTTAACTCTCAACCGCCGATATTCTTGAGTATCGTCCTGATCGGGACATAAGTCAAGCGAAAATGATTCAATCGGGACGATTTATTAATCGATACGTCTCGGAGGGGACACTTAATGGGCGTTAATGATCGTATCCGACAGTTCCGTGAGGCAAAAACAAGGAATCCGACGCAGTTCGCCGCAGATATTGGCGTTCCGCGTACTACGCTGTTGGGGTGGGAGAGCGGAAAGACTGTCCCGATTGAGACGCTTGAAAAAATACGACTTGCCTATCCAGATTTAAGTGTTGACTGGCTGTTAAGCGGCCGCGGTGAAATGTGCAACAGTTCAACATTTGGGGGAGAAGGCGGTAAATCGGAAACAGTTTCCGTTCCTCTTGAAGGGACCCGTGCTGAGCTCCTGTTGCCAATGCGTCAACCTGACCCGAGCCACATGCTAGCGTCCCAAAGCGCCGACATCGATCCAGCGATGCTGGCGCTTGCCAAGCGTTGGGGCTATCCTGAGGACGTGACTGTATATAAATACCGTAAGGGCCACGCTGAGGCGATCCCGATATCTGGCCCGGATCCGGAGGGGACAGTATTCATCCCCGTATTTAGTCAGACGGTAGCGGCGGGAGCCGGCCAAGAGGCGACCCAGCTCGTCGAAACGGAGGAGATGGCGCCCGTTCTGTATGCGCTATGCCAAGGGCATAAGCCCGAGCGCTGTGGCGTCTGTCGCGTCGTTGGCGATTCGATGACCGACGTGACGTTGTTTAATGGCGACTATGTAGTGTTCGATCGTTTGGATATCCGGGGCGATGGGATCTTCGTGATCGGTATGTATGGTGAGATGCGCGTGAAGCGGCTGCAGTATCGCCTTGCCGATCGGAAGATTGTGATAGCGAGCGAGAACGCGCGGCGCTACCCTGATCCCGAGATTGTGAGCGCCGAAGTGATCGAGCGAGGCGAGCTGAATATATACGGGAGAGTCCTAGGCTGGTTGCATAGACATCCGTATTGATTCGAAAATATGGAGGCAATATGGCAGAATCCGTCGAAGCAAAGAAGCTGGGAAATAAACAATGGCTGAAGTATTTTTTAGGTGCCCTGGCGCTCGCATGTATCTTTGCTCTTGGGCTAATTGTAAAAAACAACCTGCTGGATAATGCTGGCTCTGTTCCTAAGCAGGTTTCTGCGGCCACCATGCAAATAAATGCAAAGCAATGGTTACGAACTAGCCTGAAGGACCCGGAGTCTGTTCAATATATTCAATGGTCGACTGTATCAAAAACCGAAAATGGTTTGTATTCGATGCGACTGGAGTATAGGGCAAAGAACTCCTTTAACGCGTACGTTGTTGAGAATGTTACCTTTTCCTTTGATACTCTTGGGTATGTAGTATCAGCGAAACGTGAACAATAGTCTCGAATAATATAGTTGACTCCTCCGCTACATTCGAGCGCCTCCGATCGCCCCGGATTACTCTGGGGCCTGCGAGGTACTCGATATGGAACTCAAGGTCGATAAGGGTTTCTTCCTCAATTCCCAGGTGACCACCGCCTTCGGCTGGGATCCGTTCACGTTCAAGGCCCGCCCTCGAATCCATCCCGCCCTCGACCGCGCAGGCAAGGGCATCGTCTTCTGCCCCGTCGAGGCCGAGCGATCCAAGTGGATCGACGACGATGCCGAAGGTTGCTCGGTTCTTCGTCTCTTCTTCCCCGGCGGCGAGCTCCGCATGCTTCACTTCATTCGAGAAGAACTCGACTCCGGGGCGCTCTCCGCGGGCCTGGCCGGCGCGGGCCTCAAGATGGGCTCGCCTATCGGTCCCACCGGAAACCATGGGCTGTCGGCCTCCGTAAACGGCGGCGACGGTCGCCACGTCCACTTCTCCCTCATCCTCGAGCCCGGAGCTTACGACGACGAGCTCCGGGCCAAGATAGGTTCGATCTGGGACTCGGACTACTCCGCGGACTACCGAGCCCGGTATGGAACCCCCTTCATCGACGAGGCTAAGAAGCGCGGCATCACCTGGATGAACGCGCGCATCATCGCGCGGCACGATCCCTACTATTCGGGCGCGATCCGCTTCTACGTCAACCCGGCCGTGTACGGCCTCTAGGAGGCTGGTATGAACATAAAGGGAAAATCGTTGACGCTCGGGGCCAAGCTCATCGGGGCCATGATCGCCCTCGGCGGGCTCGCCGCCAAGATATGGATCGACCACGAACTCGACATCGACTCGGTCCTCAAAGTCGCGGCCTTCGTCCCCCTGCTCTTCACTCCCGTGGACCTCTCGCTCATCGCGGAGAACGTCTTCGGCTGGAAGCTTGGTCGGAGCGGGACCTCGCGCCCCGGATCCGGGGAGGGCGCATGAATGCGCGGAAAATCCTCGCGGTCGCTGGCCTGTGCCTTCTCGCTCTGCTTGGCGCTTTCGCAGGCGGCTACGCTCTCGGCCTCTCCGTCTCCGGAGGACCTGTCGCGGATGAGTATCGCCGAGCTAGTGACGAGGGCATACGAGATCTCCGGGAAGCTCAATCCGGGCTTGAAGGCGCAGAGCGAGGACTGGGCCTCGTTGAAGATCGAGAACGAAGCGCTGCGGTCGGACTTGCGGACGACGCAAGGCGAAGCGGCGAGCTTGCGGATAGAGCTGGCGAGCTTGAAAGCAGAGCTGGAGAAGCGGTCGAGCGAAGCGAGCGCATCGGCGGAGGAATTGAGCGAGGCACGGACCGCGCTCAAGAGAATCTCCGTCTTGGTGGGGAGCTCGACGCAGTCCTGGGAGAGCTCCATCGCCGATGTGGAGCGGGCGCTCAAGGAAGCGGCGAAGAAGCAGCGCCGCGCTGAGCTTCGAGCCTGTGTCGCCGAAGTCGTAGCCGTGGCCGCGATCGTCTTCGCCGGAGTACAGGCATCTAAAAACAAGGAAGGGAAATGATGGAAGCGTTCCTGCAGCAGCTGTCGGCCTACGGTGTCGGTCCGGTCCTACTCGTAGTCATCTTCCTCTTAGGATGGGTAGTCCGGGAGCTGAAGGAGAACGGAAAGAAGAACGAGGCCCGCGCGAAAGAGCTGCAGGCAGCGATGACAGCCGAGATGAACGCCATGGCCAAGCGATTCGACGAGCATCTCGCTGCGACCGACAAGAAGGTCGAGGACCTGCGGACTCGGGTTTCCTGTGTCGAGCGCGACTACCTGCCCCGCGATGAACACTACAAGGAATTCTCGGGCTGGCGCGCCGAGATCCAAGAGGTTCGGAACCTCATCATCTCGCTGTTCAGAGACCAGGCAAAGCAAGGAGAAAAATAGTGAAGCCCTTAATCCTACGCGGGAAGATCCTCGAGTTCCTCCGCGACCTCTATCCCGAGGGTGCCGACGAGCGAACCATTGTGGGCGTCTTCTACGAGTACCACCAGTACGACGATATCATCGAGTCCCTCGCCTATCTGGCCGACAAGGGCTACGCGGAACGCAAGGAGGTGCCTCATCCCTACAAGAGCATGGAGCGCATCCGCATCTACAAGATCGCCCCCGCCGGTATCGACCTCATGGACGGCACGACCTCCGATCCCGCGGTGACCATCATCCCCGAGGGGAAGTGAGGAACGCCATGGGCCGCCGTTCCAAGGCCGACCTCCTCGACCTCGTCGATCGTATCCTCGTGCTTTACACGCGCGACAAGCTGACGATCAACCAGATCGCCGAGCAGCTGCAGAGCGAGGGGATCGATATCAGCCGCGAGGCGGTACGTCGCTCGCTCAAGAGCTCGAAGGAAATAGCCGCGGACCTCCAAAAGACCACGGAGGAGGCCCGAGTGATGATCGATGTGGTCAGGAACAATCCTAACACCGACATCGCCGAGGCCGTGACGACTCGTTTCGCCGGCTTGCTCCTACGCGAGTCCCAGAACATCGACGCCCTCGAGTTCGAGGATCCGGGCGAGGCCATCCTCGCGGCGGGCCGCCTCGCCAACGCCCAGGCCAGGCTTGCCTCCGTCCGCCTTAAGTACCAGGCCGGCTTCGACGCGGCCAAGAAGGCAGTACTCGACGCGCTCAAGATCGAGCTCGCCGCCGATCCGGACCTCGCCAATCGCCTCGCCGCCGTCGTAACCGGACTCGAGCCGGAGGTCAAGTGAAGACCCCTCTCCTCGACGAGCTCGTCGGCGACCGTGCCCAGGTCGCCCAGGACGCCGAGCGGAAAGCCCGGCGTGATTCCTGCGAGAACGACTTCTTCCGATTCTGCTCCACCTACTTCCCGCACTACTTCGGCGCCGATCCCGCCGTGTATCACCGCATCCTCATGGACGTAACCTCGACCGGATGCCTCGCCCCGGAACAGGTCGACGTCCTCAAGCCCCTCATCAAGGAGAAGTACCACGTCTACATGCCGCCGACCGCGAAGATCGCCGGCATCATCGATGTCGAGCCGCGTGGCTTCTCCAAGTCGACACGCTACTCCCTCGCCTTCCCGATCTGGCTCGTCCTATACAAGAAGCGCCGCTTCCCCATCATCTTCGGCGGATCCCAAGCCATGGCCAACGACGCGCTGCAGTCCATCAAGGACGAGTTCGAGCAGAACGAGCGTATAGCCGACGACTTCGGCGAGATGAAGGGCAAGATCTGGAAGGCGAACAAGATCACCCTGTCGAACGGCCTGGCCATCGCGGCGCGCGGCGCGGGCGCTTCCACTCGCGGCATCAAGAACGGTCCCGACCGTCCGGACATCGCGATCTGCGACGACATCATGACCGACCTGGTCGCGGCTTCGAAGAAGGGCCGCGACAGGATCTACCGCTGGTTCAAGCGCGTCGTCCTTCCGCTCGGGAAGGACATCTTCCCCGTCCTCATCAACACGATCTTCCATGAAGACGACATCGTCTGCCGGCTCTTGAAGGAGCTGCAGGAGGGCCAGCTCAAGGGCTGGGTCGGATTCCGCTTCGCGGCCCGCACGCCGACGGGCAAATCGCTCTGGCCAGCCTACTGGACCGAGGAGAAGCTCCGGAAGAAGGAAGACGAGCTTGGTTCGGCTGCCTGGTCCACCGAGATGATGAACGAGCCCCTCTCCAGCGAGGATGCCATCATCAAGCGTTTCCACACCTACACCCTCGCGAGCGTCTCCTTCGAGGGCAAGCGCCGCTACGGCGGAATCGATCCCGCGACCGGCGCGCACGACAAGTGCGCCTTCGACACCCTCGTCGACGGGAACGACGGTGTCCTCTATGTCGGCGACTCTTGGGGCGAGCGCCTTCCCGAGGCTCCCTTCCTCGAGAAGATCATCGATACCTATCTCGTCTGGAAACACAATTCGATCGGCTTCGAGGACGTAGCCTTCCAGGGAATCTACAAAAACAACCTCATGGAGAAGGCTGCGCTACGGAAGGTCTGGCTGCCGATCGTCGGCCGCAAGACGGGCGGCCTCTCGAAGGTCCAGAGGGTGAAGAAGATGGCGCCCCTCATCGAGGCCGGCTTCATCCGCTTCCGCGAGGATCAGAAGGAGCTCATGGAGCAGCTCGGCATGTTCACCCCCGACGGCCCCAAGTCCGCCTTCGACGATGAGGCCGACGCGCTCTGGTACGCCTTCGAGGAAGCCCAGGGTGGCAAGGGGCAGGGAACTCCCGCCGTCGTCCCGTTCAGCCAGTTCGCCAAGAGCGTTACCAAGACCGTATTGAGAGGATTCAAGCGATGAGCAAAAAACACCACACTCTTCCTCGGTCGCTGCAGCTCGCCGACTCCGGGGCCGCGGCGAAGCCCGACTCCGCCGTCATGACGGCCAGGGTGATCAAGCTCGACGACATCTCCCAGTTCCTCGGCTACATGCCGAACCCCGACGAAGTACTCCGGGACACCGGCGAGGCCATCTCGGTCTACCGCGAGATGAAGAGCGACGCGCGGATCAAGAGCCTCCTCGCCGTGGCCAAGGCCGCCGTCCTCAACTACCCGATCAAGATCGCGCAGGGCGACGCCTCGGCCTCCACGCTGAAGATGGTCAAGAAGGCCGTAGACGACGAGCTGCTCTATGGCATCGTGCGCCGCCTCCTCTCCGGTTACGACTACGGCTACGCCGTCGCCGAGCTCGTGTGGGAAGAGCCGGCCATCTCCGGGATGTGGAAGCCGAGCGACGTCGTCCTGCGCAAACCCGAGCGCTTCCGCTTCGACGCCGAGGGCAGGCTGAAGCACCTGCATCACGGAGCGCTCGAAGACCTCTACTCCCAGGCCTACAAGTGGCTCGTCTGGCGTCACGACAAAGACGCCGAGAACCCCTATGGAACGGCCGCCCTCAAGGCCTGCTACTGGCCCTGGAAGTTCAAGAAGGCCGGAGCCGAGTTCTGGCTCATGGCTACCGAGAAGTTCGCCGTCCCCTCCATCCTGGCGCTCTTCGAGTGTGCCGACGATCCGTCGAAGATCCGCGAGCGCGCCGCTGGCCTGGCGGAGATGCTAGGGCAGATCAGCTCGGGCTCGGGTGCGGCTCTCGCGAACATCAAGGAAGCGAAGATCATCGAGACCGCCCATGAGCTTTCCGAGTTCACCGCCCTCATGGACTGGTGCGACACCCAGATCGCCTATGCCCTGGTCTATCAGAGCCTCGCTGTCCAGGAGGCCCAGAACGGCACCCGCGCCCAGGCCGAAGTCCACGAGGACACCTTCCTGGCGACCATCAAGGGAATTGCCCGCGATATCACGCCGGTCCTGCAGCGCTTCATAGACTGGATCGTCGAGCTCAACGTCGGCCCCGGAGTCCCGGCGCCTCGCGTCGCCTTCGACCTCGACGACTACGCGAGTTGGAAGTCCGTCGTCGAGGCTATCGACCGCGGCGTCCCCGTGTCCCTCTCGGCCCTCTATGATCGCTACGCCCTCCCCAAGCCGAAGGACGAGAAGGACCAGTACATAATGCCTTCGAAGGGCGAACTCCCGGTAGGAGGAGTCCCCTCTCAGAGTACTTCACCCAGCCTCCCTGCGATCCCCGCGTCTGGTGGCTCAGCCGATGTCCAATCGACGGCGCTCAATGGCGCGCAGGTGACGTCCTTGGTGGACCTCGCCGCCGAGGTCGCCCAGGGGACCTTGCCCATCGAGACCGCTCGTGCGATCGCTGCCGCCGCGTTCCCTCTCGTCAAAAAGGAAGAGATCAATAGGATCTTCGATCCTCTCTCCGGATTTAATCCGAAAGAGCAGAGCTCGACCTTTGCCGATGACGTAAAAAAAAAGCGTCGTCCCCCGCTGAGGCTCGTGTAAGGCTCCGCGAGCTCCGCGCTCAGATCGAGCGCGACGAGTTCGCCAAAGCCCAGGAGCTCGACGACGCGGCGGCCACCGCGCAAGAGCGCATCGTCAAGCTGCTGGGCAGCCAGGTCGAAGCGTGGAGGCGGAAGGTCGACGCCGACGGCGGACCTACCAAGGCCACCCTCGAGAAGACCAAGGCCTTCGCCCCGGATGATGAGCTAGTACGCGAGACCGAGAAGTTCCTCACCCTCTCTTATCTACTCGGCCGCGACCACGCCGTCGGGACTCTCAACCTCGCCGACGACGAGATCCCTGCCATCCCTTTCGACGAGGCTATCGCCTTCCTCAAGGCCCGCGTCCCCCTGACGCGCGCCGAGTGGGCCAGCCTCGAGCCCGAGCTCCGCTTCCGGGCCTTCACTGTTGCGGCTCTCGCTTCGCACGACAACATCGAGGCCGCCCGGCGGATAGGCATCAAGGCCCTCGAAGAAGGCAAGGCCCTCTCCGAGTTCTGGACCGAGGCCAGCGCTCTCTCCTCTTCGGGCCTGGGTGATTCACCGTGGTACTGGGAGACGGTCTATAGGACCAACGGCCAGACCGCGTACAACGCCGGCCGCGCCGCCGAGTTCGCCCGCGTTCAGCCTGCCTACCTCGAGTTCGTCGGTATCGAGGATGGCCGTCAGACCACTATCTGCCAGCAGAGATCTGGAAAGGTTCTTCCCGCCTCGCACTGGTTCTGGAAATCGAACTGGCCGCCGCTTCATTTCAACTGTCGCTCTACTGTCCGAGCCGTTACGCGAGAAGAGATAGAACTCATGCAGGAGGCCAATCCCAATTGGAGCCCGACGATGGACAACGAGCTCACCCACGAGCTGCCTCCCGGTGGCTTCGGCGGCAATCCAATTGCTTCCGGCTCATTCTACAAGCTCACGCCGAAGATGATCGCCCGCGCCCAGAAGTACGGCATCCTCGACGACATCAAGGCTTTCGGGAAGGTTCTGGGCCTACGCTACGACGCCGTACAGCTCTCGACGGTGGCCAATGAGGCAGGCGTGACATACATCAAGGCGACTGTCCCTGGCGCAAAGGCAGAACGTATCGCTTTCCGCGAGGCGGCGGAGAAGACCTTGCGGGCGCAGCAGGGGGCCGCCTTCGCCAACGCGGAACTCGGCGAGGACGTAACCCTGGCCAAGACCGGGATCGAGCATGCGGTCTCGTTCTCCGGTGAGCCGGTGAAGCTCGCAATCCTCGGCCACATACCGGAGATCCTGGCCTCTGCAGCTGACTTCAAGGCGGAGCCCGAGAACCATGGGAATCCGGACATCTCCGAGATACTGAAGGGGAAGGTCGCAATCGAGATCAACGGGGAGCGTAACCTGTTCGCGGTGATCCTCAGGCGGAGGAAGAGCGACGGCAAGCTGTCCTTCTATGACATCCTGCCCTGGGAGCAAAAATAAAGCCGAAGGAGTATTGGCTGGCCGGCATAACCAATGCCGGAGTCTGCTCTTTCGGCTTAAGATGCATGAGCGGTTCGCGCTCCGTACCTAGATAGAAATATCGGTCAATCGAGCATAATCGTCAAGACCTTTCAGCAATGGACGCAGATGCGTCCTCGCGGGCTATGTTTAGGGGCGCAACTACACACTAAAAAAGCGTTCGATTTGCGTTCGAAAGGGAAACGTGGTACGCTGTGGGTTGTCTTGATCCAGGAGCGCCCTGGCGCGTTTCTTGGAAATGAGAATTCCGAGGGAGCGGCATGACCAAATCGTACAGCGCGAACGAGCTCGCGAAGCTTGCAAACGTGAGCGTACGGGCTATCTATCAGTGGATCAACGCTTGTCCGGAACTACGAGAGAAGCTTGGAGAGCTTAACGATGGCGGAAGGTTCTCTCTCGCTGATGCTCAGCGCATACTAAGGGTTCACGGCCGCTCAGAGCTTGCCACCCTCATCGGCGAGCTCGCTCTCGCGCAAGAGTTCTTACCATCCATCCCGGAGCCCGAGTTCATGGGAGAAGTCGTGCTTGAGACGCCTCCTCATCGCGGCAGGCAGAAGAAAGACCGGATACCGACATGGGTTTCCATTGAGTATCTCGCTGGTGGAACTGAGAACAGCGAGAGGCTCAGAGTAGCATTGTATAGAGCTAATGCGGAAATCGAGATGATCCGCGATGTCGCCTATGTCGCACTTGAGAATCTGCCGGAGGACATCCTCGCTCCCTTTGTAGCTCGACTGAAATGTGGGAGCGACGAACTTGAAGCCTTCCGTGCTTCCCTGGCGAATAAAGAGGGCGAACTCTGGATCAGTGGGAAAGCTATAGCCGCGGCCCTCGGCTGGACCAGCAGCCTCGTCGCAACGCGTGGCTGGCGCACCCCCTGGACCTCTCGCCCGCACCAAAGCAAGAACGGCCGCCCCGAAGGCCTCGAGTATGAACTCTCGAGCCTGCCTGAAGAACTCCGCATCCCCATCCTTCGCTATCTCAAGGCTAAAGCCGCATAGAGTACCCGGCCAGATTCGAGCGACCTGGCTTCTTGCCCTCTATGCTCCTCTCATGAGCGAGAAGCCGATCTTGTTCTCTGGCCCTATGATTCGTGCGATTCTCGAAGGCCGCAAGACCATGACGCGGCGGGTGATTGTACCCCAACCAACAGCATTTAGGTTCGGCCGACCTGTGAAAGGCGACGGCGAGTCGGTGAGGGAACTGAAGTGCCCCTACGGCCAGCCCGGTGACCGGCTCTGGGTGCGGGAGACGTGGAGTCGAGATCCCTCTGGCGATTCAGTATTCTATCGAGCCGGGAGTCCCGGATACGCTGGTTCGTGGATTACTGGTACACCAGTAGATGCTTGGCGCCCATCGATCTTCATGCCACGCGCTCTCTCCCGCATCCTCCTGGAGATGACCGCCGTCCGCGTCGAGCGCGTCCAGGACATAAGCGAGGAGGATGCCAAGGCCGAAGGTTCGCCATGGGAAGATTGCTGGATGTCGTATCGGCAATCATTCGAGGCCCTATGGAACTCCATCAACGCCTCCCGGGGCTACGGCTGGGACGCGAATCCCTGGGTGCGGGCTATCGAGTTCAAGGTCCTTGCTGCTAATTCAAAATAGACAGATTGCTGTAATTCTGCTTCGCGATCGCTGTCTCATCTAGTCTGCAGTTCGCCATCTCCCAGTATTCTCTTTCTGCCTCGAATCCCAAGTAATGCCGCCCCGTCCTCTTCGCCGCCACCGCCGTCGTCCCCGACCCCATGAATGGATCGAAGACGATCTCCCCTGGATTTGAATAGCTCAAGACCAAGTACTCGAAGAGCGCGAGCGGCTTCTGCGTCGGGTGGCGCCCTGGCCCCGCGCCCTCCTTGTCGATCGGCAGCAGGCTCGTGGGATACCGCAGGTTCGACGCATGCACGATCGACTTGTAGTTCGCGTAGACGCCTGGCTTGCAGGCCCCGCCTGACCGGCTCTCTCGGAACTCTCCAGGGACCATCTGCGGGTTGTACGTCGGGAGCTTGCGGTAGAACACGAGCACGAGCTCGTGCTGCCTGAGCGGCATCCTCTTCGCGTTCAGGTACCCGACCGGGTTCGACTTCGCCCACACGAGGTCGTAGCGGAAATACTTCCGGTTGGCGTTGATGACCTCCGTCGCGAAGGGCTGCGTCGCCGTCACTACCGCGGCGCCGTTGTCCTTGAGCACGCGGTTGAACTCCTGCCACATGAAGTCGAGCTTGGGCTTGATGTCCCAGGCGCAGTCGGTCACCCCGTACGGTGGATCCGTAAGAAGCAAGTCGATCGACCCGGTGGGGATGTGGAGTATCTCCTCCTCGTAGCGCCCGAGCGTGATGGTGTCGATATCCGTCCTAGTTTTTGTCATGGGCTGCACCCTAGCTCTGCGATTTTCCTATGTAAAGCACTCTTCGGAAAAAAGTTCGGTCGAAGATCGCCTATATCGAAAGAATTGCCCCCCAACCTAAGTCCGCTACATTCGAGCGTTGTTGCCGCCTCGGCCGTAGTCTGTGGCCATCATGAAGAAGCTGAAGCTGGAGCTGGCTCACGTAGGCATGTTCGGGCAGGACGGCACCGTCGTTACCGAGCAGGATCTCGCCGAGGTAGCCGAGACCTTCGATGGCAAGGGACCAGTCAGTCTGGGCCACAAGCTCGCTGACTGGATGCCCAAGTTCGGCGATGTCAGGAAGGTCGAGCTATCCGAGGACGGGACTAGTCTGTCCGGCGAGCTCGAGATCAAGGATGTCCTCGCCGATGCGGTCGAGGAAAAGTGGTACGAGGATATCTCGGTGGGGCTCCCCCGCCGGGCCTCCGACGGAAAGCGCTATCTCCACCACATCGCTTTCCTCGGCGCCGTGCCCCCGAAGATCCGCGATCTCAAGGTGTTCGCCGACCTCGGCGTGGTCTACTGCGGCGACGATAGCGCCGTGCCCATGTTCTCGGATGAGCAGCCCGCCCAGGCCGCGCCCCCCGCGGCCCCGGACGACGTGGCCCAGGCGCTCCAGCGTCTCGCGGACAAGGGACGCTCGGCCTGGCCATTCCGAGATGTCACGGACGCCCTGGACAGCCTGGTGACTGCGGCCACCGAGATGCTCTTAGGCGGCGCCAAGATCCCCGACAGTCTCCGCGACCAGGTCCAGAACTTCGCCGACCAGCTCGGCAAGCAAGCCGGTAAAGCCGGCGAGGAGGAAGACGTGGATAGCAAGCAGGAGCTCGAGACGGCCAAGGCTGACCTCGAGAAGAAGGACAAGGAGCTCGCCGACCTGAAGGCGACGAACCTGACCTCCGCCAAGGAGGGGATCAAGACGGCCATGAAGGGCCGCGTCCCCGTGTCGAAGCAGGGCCTCGTGCTCGAGCTCGCCGACCGGCTGGCCGAGTCCGGGGCCATCGAACTCGCCGACGAGACGGACCCCACCAAGAAGGAGAAGGTCTCCAGCCTCGAGACCCTCCGGCGGGTCCTCGAGTCCATCCCGCTCCCGGTCAATCCGGGGCGCGCGGATCTCGGCGACGGCGAGACCAACAAGCCCCTCGATCTCTCGAAGATCCACGGCAAGTTCTAAGGAGGCCGAGATGAAGGCGAACATCGGTAAGCAAACTCTCACCCCGTCCCGCGTGCTCTCGACGCAGCATCCCCCCATCACGGGCTCGATGAGCGTCAAGGAAGACAACGGCGTCATCGCCGACGGCCAGATCGTCGCGAAGGACGCCGACGGCGAGGTGGTCCCGCACGCGATCGTCGAAAACGTCGCGATGGCCGGCACCATCGACGGGGCCAACAAGGCTTTCACGGCTACCATAGGCCCCTGTCTCCGCGGATCCATCGCCATCGCCAACAACAACGCTTCGGCCCAGGCCTTGGCGGACGACGGAAACGGGAACCTGGTCGGCGCCGGCTCGGGCACGGTCAACTACAAGACCGGCGCGATCTCGGCGGCCTTCACCACCGCCCCTGCGGCCGGCAAGACGGTGCTCCTCGGATACAGGACCCAGCCCGTCGGCGTCAACCTCCAGGAGTGCGATACGTCCGAGGACGACACGGCGCTCGTCGTCAGGCATGGAGCGGTCAATCGCGACCTGCTTCTCACGGGCGCCGTGGCGGCGGACGCCGTCGACGTCGCGGCCCTCGAGGCCATCGGCACCTTCGCGGTCTAAGGCCGCGCGTCAAGCAAGGATAAAAGGAGCAAGGAATGCCCATCGAACTCAATCTCCGTCGCTACTTCACGCCGCAGGCCATCGTCGACACTCTCGGGCGGCTGCCCGACATGAGGACGCCGATCATGGACCTGCTCTTCTCCACCACGCGGAACATTCCGCGACCGGTGGTCGGCGTCCGAGACTTCGGCTTCGTGCCGATCAACCAGCCGGTCGTCCGTCGCGGCTCGGGTTCGCAGCCGATCACCGGAGCCTCCGGGTCCGTCGACTACATCGAGCCCCAGCCGGTGAATCCCTCGGAATTCATCTCCGGGGCCGATCTCAACAACCTGCGCTCCGCGAACGAGAGCTCGCTGCAGCAGGAGATCGACAACATCATCGATTCGCTGCGCCGGGCCTGCCGCGCCACCGCGGAAGCGCTCGCAGTCCAGTCCCTCACGGGTAAGATCAACTACTGGATGCGCGCGGCGGGCGGCGCCTTCGAGCCCTACGAGGTCGACTTCGGGACCATAGGGAACGCCTCGACCGCGGTGACCAAGAAGTTCGACGCGGCGGACGTCAAGCTCTCCGACGTCGTCAAGACGGTCTCGGGGATCCTCGAGGTCCTGAAGAAACGCAAGGTAGACGGCAACGACGTCGCCCTCTTCGCCGGTTTCGACGTATTCGCCGCCCTCCTGGACATCGCGGGAGCCCAGAGCAATTCGGCCATCGTCCAGGCCAGCGCGAGCGGCATCGTCATCGGCGGCGGCCTCACGGTCCAGCTCTTGGGGTCCTCGTACACCAACCTCGCCTCCGGCGCGGCGGTCCCGGTGGTTCCGGCGAAGCATCTCCTCGTGGTGGACCGCCAGGCCGGCCACAAGATGATCTACGCCGGCCTCGACTCCGTTCCCGCGGACGGCCAGGCTCTGCCCTTCTACGCCGACTACGAGGAGACCAAGGACCCCTCCGGCGTGAAGATCATCGGCGAGTCCAAGCCGCTGCCGGTCGTCAACGTCCAGGGCATCGTCAAGGCCCAGGTCCTCACCTGATAAATATTCCCGCATAGCGGGGATTTAAAAAACAGCCCGCGCGGAGAGCCAGACTCCGCGCGGGTTTCTTCAACAACCTGGAAAGGAGATTCCTGTGAAGAAATTCTACGTCCTTGTCTTCCTGGTCGCCCTGGTCTTCAGCCTCCCGCTGGCTCTCGTCGGGGAGCCCATGCATCCCAAGGTCTTCGACGCCATGGTGCTTTCGTACCCGTCGATCGACCAGCAGCTCGCTGTCGGCCTCCCCGTGGCCGCCCAGCCCAAGATCTACGAGGGCGCGGCCTACCCGACGCCCACCATCATCTCGGGTTCGCTGTCGATCGAGGCCCCCGCCATAGAGGGGCAGATCGTCGCCCTCGATCAGAAGATCAGCGCCGGCATCAACTCGGTCTCGAGTACTACGTCCGCCTTAGGGCTGCTCGGACTCCTGAATACCGCCGGGGATAGTGCTGCTCCTCGGTGTGCTCATCGCGAGAACCAAGGTGCTGAAGGCCCTCGGCCTGTCCAAGCTCGCGGAACCCTCGGGCGGCGGCGCCGCCTCGGGCAAGTAGCTCCGGGCGTATAGGGGAAGGGCACGATGCGCAATACCGATTTCGACGACCTTCTCGGCCCGCGTGACTCCGCGGCCGTGACGGAGCAGCTGTCAGTCCCTCGGGAGACGAAAGGCACTCCGATAGCCGCCGCCGAAGTCGCTGCCCGCCTCGCGCCCTCCCTATACGCCCAGCTCGCCGACGGCGACGAGTCCACGGTGACCCGCGCCGCCGAGCGGGCGACCACCCAGGTAAGCATCATCGCGGCCAGGCTCGGCCGCGTGCTCGATCTCAACGACCAGGCCATGCGGGAGATCGTCCTCCTCATGACCATCTACGAGCTCCACATGGCCCTCGGCCACGAGGAGGCCGGTCGCGAGTACCGGATCAGGGCCAAGGACCTCATCGTGGCAGCTTTCGGCGACTACCCCGAAGCCGGATCGAGCCAGGAAGCCAAGATCCCGGCCGGCGCCGTGAAGCAGGCTCACAGGAGACCGTATCCATGATGATCGAGACCCTGGACCGCATCGGTCGCCGGATAGTGGACGTGGAGCTGCTCGACGAGCTTGGCGTCGTTGCCGAAGGCCTCATCGTCAAGGGCATCAAGACGGGATCCTGGGCGCCCAACGCGCCGCTGACTCAGGACGTGAAAGGGAACGCGAAGCCTCTCCAGGATAGCGGTTCTCTTATGGCCTCGATCGCCCATCGGGTCGAAGGCGGCAAGGCCATCGTGGGGACCAACCACGTCGCGGCCAGCCTCCTGCACAACGGCGGCGAGGTGACCGCAAAGAAGTCGAAGTATCTCGCCATACCCGCCGGGCGCGAGACTCGAACCTTCATGCGGCAGTACGGCCTCACGCCGCGCGCCTGCATCGAGGGGATGAAGTCGGCAGGTTACCAGGTCTGGGTGGCGAAGTCGGTCATCATGGCCCGCAAGGGCAAGACCGGGAAGCCTCGTGCGCTCTTCCTGCTCAGGCGGAGCATCCACGTCCCGGCGCGGCCCTTTATGTCCCTGGGCGATCCGGGCCGTAAGGTGCTCGCGAGGGTAGCAGCCAGGAGGATATTCGCATGAAAGCTTTCGAGGCGGTGAAGCTCTTCGAGGAGCAGCTCGCGCGAGGGACCGGCCTCAAGGTCGTCCTAATGCCCAACGCCCTGAAGGAACCGGGGATCCATATCAAGCTGAGCTGCCGCAAGGTACTCAAGGAGAAGCTCGGCGCGAGGCCCACGGGAGAGCGGGAGATCCGGCTCTACGTCTACGTCGACGGGAGCGTCATCAGCGAGACGGGCCTCGGGCTGGCCTTGGACGCCTGCGAGTCCCTGGCGTCCTACCTCGCGGGCTGCTCGCGCCTCGAGGGTGCCTTGGGTGCTCCGATCGCGAATACCCGCGTTGTCTCGACCACGAACGAAGGCGACGGGATCCTCCAGGATCCCGACAAGGACGAGGTGGCGTGGCTCGACGACCTCTATTTCGTCAGCATCATGATCCCCGCGTAAAGGAGTATCGAATGATCAGCAAAGAGCTGTTGGCGGCCCGAGATCTCGTCAAGTCGAGCGTCTATGGCAAGGTCGCCGGAGGCGGAAAGAAGATCGTCGCCACGATCTACTCCTCCAAGAGCCTCGGCCTCGAGGAGCGCGAGGATATCGCTCCGACCGCAAAGAACGAGGATCAGAGCTCGGCCTCCACCCGCAGGGGGAGCGCCAGGGCATCCGGCGCCGGTAAGGGCGCCGACGATAGCGAGTAGGAGGAGAGAATCATGAGCGAGAACATCACCCTCATCGGCGACGACGCCACGATCGAGGAAGTCACCCTGGGAACCGAGAAGACGGGCGACGCCACGAAGACCCTGGACGAGCTCGCGGGCGGCAGCGTGGGCTCCAAGAAGGGCAAGGGCGGCTGGATCATCACTGCCAAGGCCGCGGCGAGTTCGATCTTCGGCGACCTCATCGTCGGAGACTACTTCCCCGCCGACGGCGACGAGATCCCGGCCGTGGGCGACAAGGCCCAGTTCGTCACCGCCACCCCGCTGCTCGACTCCTCGGGCTTCTCCATGTCCTTCTCGGCCCAGGAGGTCGACATCACCCTCCTCCGGCACCGGGTCAAGAAGTACCGCAAGGGCAAGGCCGACGGCGAGGGCTCCCTCGAGGGCGTCTTCACCCTCCCCGAGACCGGCAAGGCCAACGGGCTCGTCAACCAGTTCCTCAAGGTCGTCCACAAGAGCGCGGCCGGCGTCATCACCGTGAGCGAGGTGAACTCCCATCCGCTCTACATCCGGGGCGTCATTCGCGACACCTCGACCGCGGGCGAGATCTACGCCTTCGTCTTCGCCCAGATCGAGCTCTTCGGCGTCAGCCTCGGCGGCAAGTCCGGGTCGAACCAGGCCTACACCTCGAAGTTCCGGTTCACCGGCGCCGACCCCGTCTACTACGAGGAGGAAATCGCCGCCTAATCGCGGGATCCCGAGCATGACACGGGGCGCCGTTGGGCGCCCCGATATCGAGCAAGCAAGGAGAAACCATGAAGATACTCGTCGAGTCCAAGCGCACCTTCATCCCCTTCTTCAACGGCAATCGGGACCTCCCGGAGGGCGAGCAGATCGTCGTTACCTACAAGGTCCCCGATCTCGCGCTAAAGTCGAGGCTTAAGCCGAAACCGAAGATGAAGTTCAACTTCGCCAATGATGGCCGGACTACCGGAGGGGAAACGGAGGTCTCCATCGATCAGATGGCCGTGGTGGCTGGGATGCTCATCTCGATCAAGGGCGCGTTCTACGAGAACGATAAGGGCGAGCAGAAGATCACGAACGCGACCGAGCTGCGGGCCTGTCCTCTCGAGTACGAGCCCCTCGTCGAAGAGCTCTACAATGAGTTTACCAAAGAGCTCGACCGGGTCGTCGACGAAAAAAACTGAGGATCGCTTACCGGCTCTTCCGGGCCGGTAAGCACCTCCAGAAAGTCCGTCCGGGGCGAGAGAGGATCCTCATCGCCACCGGAGTCAAGGATGGCGAGGAGGAGATCTTCATCCATGCCGGGGAGGTCCAGTCTTACTTCACCGAAGAGTACTGGGACGCATACGAGTTCTACGCCACGGGCGAGATCCTCGAGGCCCCTCCCTTTTCGGGCGGCTGGACCACCTGGCCGGCGATAGCCATGCAGACCTTGCTCCTGTTCAAGGCCGAGGCGAATCGCTGCGACAACGACGAGATCAAAGAGAAGACTGGCAAGACCGGGAAGACCGGGAAGACCGGGAAGAACAGATCGAGGGACGGCCGTGACGACTGAGCAGCTGAGGCTAGAGATTGAGGTGGCGGCGAAAGAGGCTCTGAAGAACCTCTCCGCCACCTCCGACGAATACAAGCGCCTCGCCAAGGAAGCCAAGGCCGCGGTCCCTCCGGCCAATGAGCTCAAGGACACAATGGCCCGCCTCCAGGCGGACCTCAAGAAGAACGAAACGGCCGCCAGGCTCTTCGACGACAAGCTCGGAGGGCTCAAGGAGCGCCAGGCTCTCCTCCGGGGCGCGATGCTCGACCTCATCGACAAAGGTATCGCCCCCGAAGCCAAGGAGATGCAGCACCTCAAGCTCGAGTACGACGCCGCGGCGATCGCCTCGAAGGAGCTGGAGACCCGGACCGGGACCATGTCCGGATCCTTCGCGGATCTCCAGAGTTCCCTCGGGGCGATCGGAGCCGTCAAAGCCTTCACCACCGTCGCCACCGGAGTACTCGACGCCGGCAAGGCCGCCGTTCAGACTGCCGGCGACTACGAAATGCTCAAGGCCAACTTCGAGACACTCACGGGGTCCACGGCCGCGGCGACGGCCGAATTCAATCAGCTGAAACAATTCGCCAACGTCACGCCATTCGACCTCCAGGGCGTCGCCAAGAGCGCGCAGATACTCCAGGCCGCGAAGGTCCCCGTCGAGGACCTCACGCTGCGCCTCGGGCAGCTCGGAGACCTATCCCTCGGCAACAATCAGAAGTTCGAGTCCATGGTCGGCGCCTTCTCCAAGATGGCGATCAAGGGGAAAGTCGACCTCGAGCAGCTGAACATCGTCATGGAGTCAGGCGTCCCCATCCTGGACGAGCTTGCCAAGGGCTACGGTAAGACCAGCGAGGAAGTCTTCGACATGCTCTCCAAGGGCAAGGTCTCGACCGAGGACTTCATCAAGGCCATGGAGAGAATGACGAGCGAGGGCGGGCAGTTCTTCGGCGGCATGGCCCGCGGCGCCCAGACCTATACGGGCGTCCTCTCGACCTACAAGGATTCGATCGACGGCGTAAGAGCTTCTTTCGGGGAGCTCATGCTGCCTGCCGTGAAGGCGGTACTCGGAGCGCTGACAAGCCTCAACTCCGCTATCGCATCCTCGCCGCTCCTCAAGGGAGTGCTCGCCGGAGTACTCGTGACGGCCGTGGCTCTTCTCGGGGCCTGGGCCGTGGCCATGGCGGCATCGGTCGTCAAGACCTGGCTCGCCTACGCCGCCGAGATGGCGCTCAACGCAGCTCGAGCCGTTGGCAACCCTCTCCTCCTGGCGGCGATCGCCGCCGTCGGAGTGGCCACGGCGGGATATATCGCCTACGCATCGGCGCAAGGTAAGGCGACCGAGGCCGCTGCCGCCGGCGCCGCACAGGCGAAGCTTACGGAAGCTGCCTATAAGGACATGTCAATCGCTATGCGAGAGGCCACTACGAAAAGCGGTAACACGGCCGCGGCTCAAGAGGCAGTGGAGAAGCTCCGATCGCTCAAGGCCGAGCTCGTGAACTTGGAGAGGCAGGCGGCCTCGTCGGGATCTTCGCTCTCAAGCTCGCTGGGAAGAGTAAACTCAATCTTGGCGGACAAGATAAATCCCAATCCAAAAAATTTGTGGGAAGGTTTCAGAACGGAAGCGGAGAAAGTTAAGGCTGCCGTACAAGCGATAAATGACATATCAGATAAGGATGTCGTCAACGCGATTAAGCGCTCGAAGCAATACCAGGATGCGGTCGCGAAGGGATCGTCCACGGCGATCGCTGCGGCGCTGAAGACCATCAACGGAACTGACGCGAAGGTCCAGGCTCGGATCGAGGCTATAAAGGCAGAGATAGAAAAAATTGAATCCGGCGTCACGATCACGCCGAAGGTTGAGGATCCCAAACCATCCACTCTCTCCGACGACGCCAAGAAGTGGATCGAGGCCTGGAACAAGGCCTACGCTGACGCTCAGGCTGCCGCATCCTCGAATCCCTACGCCAGCCTCGACAACGAGAAGGCGCAGAAGCTTGCTGACGCAGCGGCTAATGGTGTGACGACCGCGACTGCAAAAGAGACCATCGACGAGATCAACGCCTACTACGCCTCGAAGCGCAAGGCGCTCGCCGGCAAGCTCGCCGCCGAGGAACAGGCCGCCCTCGCCAAGCTCACAGACACGAAGCTCGACGACCTGAATCTTGAGCAGGCCGCGCAGATCGCCAGCCTCAACGACCTCGAGACCAAGGCCCTCGCTGCCGAGGACCTCACCCAGGCGGAAATCTCCGCAATCACGGCCAAATATGCGGCGATGCGCGCGACCGTCAACGAGCGCTACGCGAAACAGTACTACGACACCCAGACCAAGGAAGCCGCGGAAGCTGCCGCCGCAGCCTTCGACCTGGCGAATAAAGAGCGCGCTGCAGCCGCCATGGTTTCTGATTCCAAGATAGACGACCTAGAGCTGCAGCGGGACAGAGAGCTATCCATCGCGGCGGCGCGTATGGATTCTGAAGATCAGATCGCAAGGCTGCGCATGTCGTGGGACGAGCGCATCGCGAAGCAGGAGCTCGAGGACGCGCGGACCTACTTCGCAAGGCGGAAGGAATGGGCGCAGGATCAGGGAAATGTCGGGGCCTATATTGGCGCCTCCACGGGAGAGGCGATCCAGGGCACCGAAGTCGGATCGATGATAGGCATGGGAGGCGGTAACCCATGGATAGCTCTCGCCGCGATAGTGGTGAAGGTCGCGACCTCGCTCGAATCGTTCCAGAAGACCTTCAATGGGATATCAGGCCTCATTAAGGCTACGGCCGAGGTGGTAGAGCCAATCCTCAATTCCGGCATCGATGAGATGCTCGGGATCCTCACCGACATGTTCGAGGAGCTCGGCAAGGTCGGACTCCCGCTAACGAACATCTTCCTTGTCGCGCTTAAGGGAGTCGCTTTCGTCCTTGAGACCCTTCAGCCCATTATCAAGTTCATCGGTTGGGCGTTCACGTGGTTGAACGACTACGTAATCGTCCCGGTCGGCAATGCGATAATCGCAGTGATTAACATCGTCATAAAGGGCATTAATGCCTTGTTCGGTTGGATGGGAGTCAGCCTCGATCAGCTCGGCTACCTGAAGAACTCGAAGCAAGCTGCGGAAGAGCAGGCGGAAATCGCGGAAAAGCTCAAAGCGGTTAACGCTCAGATAGAGGCGGTCACCGAGCTCTTTACGAAGAAAAAACAAGAGCTGAAGGATGCCTACGATAAGAACGTGGGCGCCTTGAGGAACCTCCTGGAGCTTGGCGCCATCACCGAATCCGATTACGCCTCCCGAATAGCAAAAGCCAATGATGACTATGACAAGACCTTGGCTGATTTGCAGTCGCAGGAAGACGCCCAGCTCGCGGCCCTCGAGGCCATTAGGGATCAGCTGCAGAGTGGAATAAACGTCGATGTCGACAACAAAGTCGATCTGGCCGATGCAATGGCCGATGCGTTTAAGGAGTTCTTTAAGGGTGTAGGCGGTGGAGTTAGCGACTTCTTCGGCGAGATCGGAGGTTGGTTCAAGGACGTTGGAGATGGCATTGCGGATTTCTTCGGTTTCGACGTTGGAGCGGTCGAGATCCCTCATGACATGCCCGCGAAAGTTCATAAGGGCGAGATCATTGTACCTAAATCTTTCTCCGATGGCCTGCGCAATGGCGACCTTACCCTCGGCAGCGGCAAGGGCGGAACATCCGTCTATTACCAGACGACGGTTCACGTCGCCGGCAGCGTGCTCGCCGAGAACGACCTAGCAGACAAGATCACCCGAACGCAGGCTCGCCGGAAGCACCGCGGGGCGTTGGAGACAGACGAATGAGCATGGATACCGTCACCATCGACCTCGTGGATGGGGAGGGCGAACGGGATATATCCAACTACCTGATGTCGGCGATCCCGACTGATCGGCTCTGTTCGGAATCCTTCAAACGGGCGGCGCAGGAGTGCTCGTTCTTGTTCATCTATTCCGCTGAGCTCCTTGCCCTCCTTGCCCAGATGACGAGCTCCTCGCCTATCCGTCTTTATAGGGATGGCGAGTGCATATTTACTGGGAGAATCCCTCCCACAATTAGCCTCGAGTCCAATGGGGCAGGGCTCCCCGATCCCGATGTCTCCCCTATTAGCATCGACGCCGAAGACCTATCCATACTGCTCGATCGGGAGATCACCGCAGACGACGAAGTCGCCTATCGTAACTACTTCGTGTGCGATCCTGCTAATCCCGGCATTTCGATTACTCACCGCCTGCTAGGTCTCGCTGGGATCTCCGGGGCCGTCTTGGACATCACCGAGATCGAACGCACCACCCTTCTTGGATTCGCAAAGGATTCCGGAACGGTGGGCGACGCTCTCGATGAACTCCTATACGAGTACGGCATGGTACTTAGGCAGAAGCCGGACGGATCCTTCATGGTGTTTCGTTGGCTTGTAGAGACTCCCGAGGCGCCCGAATCCTTCGACGAATCGAAAATCATCGCTCCGCTTAGAGCGGAGCGCATAGAACGCGAGGCCGATGCTGTCGAGGTCGCATGGAACGCCTTAAAGGAAAAAGAAGACTGCCTCGTGTACATGGCCGACTTGCCATATGGAGATGATAATCAACGAAGCGGCTATCCGATTCAGCCCGGACTGCTCTGGCCTGAAGAATCCAACGTAGAAGACACCTGGTTCGACTACCAGGATACAGCCCTCGCCAAGAAGGTCTCGACAGCCGGGACTCTGACAAAGAATACGGACTTCACCCAGATAGTAATGACAAGGAATCACTACATCGATTCAAAGGTCGATGCTGGAGTGCTTGTCTCGGTAGGCCCCTTTTTCCAAAACATGCGGGGGCGGGTCGCATATTCCAACCCGACCGCAGGCCCCCTTAATATCTACTACTGCGACATCTACGCCGATGCCATCTATCGCGCGGCCGAAAATCTAGTCACGAAGAACATCGTCGAGCCTCCATCGAAGACCCTCAAGGTGACGGCCCTGCATCTCCATGATTCGGTCTCCGCGACCAGGTTCGCCTGCGCTCTCGCAGATCTCGTCTATGGGAATGCTTGCTGGCGATACACGTTCTCCTCCGAGACGAAATTCGCCCTGGGGGCAGTCGGATCCTTGAGCGATCCCTATTCTGGCATCGCCACCACGGCGATCATCATCGAGAGGACCCTAGATCCCGAAACGGACCTTTATTCATACAAGGCTATTTCCGTCGCGCCAGTCATCATCAATCCGACAGCGACCTATGTAGCCATCCCTCCCGTGTCTCCCACGTCGAAAAGCGAGAGCCTGAACAACCGGGTCGACAACCTCCCGACCTATGCAGCCCTGCAGCAGGGATACAATAGATCAGGAGGGACCACCACTCCCGACGTCCCGTCGATCATCGCACAATCTGGGTTCCGCGCCGTGACGCTCGTGTCCGACAAGCAGGCGGCCCTCACCAACCTGGCGGCCTATGAGTGGCAGGTTGCTCCGTCGGCCGCGGGGCCGTGGTATTCCCTCCGTTGGGACGGGTTCGATTACAAGGGGTCGGAGGGATCCTGGACGAGTTCTCCGGGCGAGGCCTTCGTACATCCGAATATCCCGCTCGCCGGCACCGCCAGCGATCCTCTTGCTCGAGTGCTCTGGTACAGAGCTCGTCGGCTTACAAAGGCCGCGCTGCGTTCTGAGTGGTCGACGCCAGTTCAAGGGGTCGCCTCGCAGATCCAGACTGGCGATATCGCCGCCAACGCCGTCACCGCGAACAAGCTCGCAGCGGGCATCGTCGAGACCCTACAGGCGGTTATCGAGGGCGACGTCATCATCGACAAGGATCGCGGCTTCCTGGCCGGCGACTCGGGCGAGGTAGACGGAAACCAGCAAGCCCACCTAACAGAGGAAGAGGTTGCCTTTCAGCGATACTACAATGGCGCGTGGCACACCCTCGTCAAGCTGGCCCTCGAGGGTCTCTACGCGCAGCAGTGTTACTCCGACGGCCCCCTGATAATCTCCAACGGAACAAACGCAACCAGGCGGGCTAGGGGATTTGACCTCGGACGGCCTTACCCCTCAAATGCGGCGCGGGTCTACCACTTAGACGGAGACATAATAGATCAGCTCGGGGTAGCTGGATGGACCATCGACGGAAACTACTCATTCGACGCTGCGGACTTCGCTATTCTTGCCATGGCTCCTTTTACGGTCGGAGGAGCCTGCATGATCGGAGCCATGAGCCTGACCATGAGCCTGGGGGCGGAGCTCTTCGGAGACTGGTGGGTCGACTTTTGGGTGAAGCTCCCCGAGGTCGTCGACAACTTCGACATCGTCAGCGTCGGCAATTCGACCGACGGTGTGAGGCTCCGCTTCCTGGAGTCCGCTATCGAGTACACCGATCCGGGGACCTCAGGAGAGACCGAGTACACCGACCCGGCGGCCTCTGGAGAAAAAGCCTATACGTCCGCCAAGGCCGACACCGACCTCTCCATAGTCGTGATGAGGAACGGCGTCCCGTCCTCGACGCGAAAGCTGATAGGCCGCAGCAAGTGGGTCCACGTCGCCCTGGGATACATAGCGGCCAGTAACGAGCTTCATGCGGTCCTGGGCGATGAGAACGTCAATCTCGGGACCTTGTACACGGCCGGCGCTCCGGCGATGAGCCTCGTGTTCAACGGAGGCAAGACCTCCTCGATGAAGTTCGACGAGGTTTTTTATGATGTGACCAAGCCGATAAACGTGGCCACTTCTATTGCTCAATCCTCCGCACGTATTCCTTGGGCTGCACTTGATTACACTACTCGCCGTATGTACATCGATCCGTATGATCGAGTGCAGGTCTACGGGCTAATAGGACCCGATGATGGCTTGCGGTGTGTGGGAGATCCAAATCAGCCGGCATTCCAGAACGGCTGGAAAAATCATGCGGATTTCATCAATACGGCTTTTATGAAAACCGCAGACGGTTTTGTTTACCTACAGGGCGTAGTTGTCGGTGGTACCGCTGACTCGGTCATATTTACATTGCCCGTCGGGTACAGGCCGCCAAAATCAATAGTATTCGCGTGTGTCGGAGCCGCCGCCGTTAAATGGCTGTATGTATATCCAGACGGAAGAGTGCAGCAAGGTGGAGGGGCGGCGGTTGATTTTGAGTTCTTTGCGCAGTTTTATGTTGGCTGGTGACAACCGGCGTCTTTCTTGATGGACAAAGTGTAATGCTGGAGGATATATGGGCGGAATAGATACTTCACTAATAAAAAAGCCGGAGAGCTACGGAGTATACGGCACGGCGCTTGGTCGTTCGCTGCTTCCGTCCGAGGTTCACGGGAATCTCGACGTCATAGTTGCCGCGATCCAGAGTATGTGCGGGAGCCTCTCGCCTGCGCAGTTCGGGTCGCGCTACGGTGACGCGACTAAACAATGGACTCCTCAAGGAACCGTGTATAAGCAGTACCCTGGCATGGCCGCGCCGACGGACCTGTATATGGGGACGTGGGAGTATTTCGGTCAGGCTGGATCCACCTACGCCTCCAAGAACGGCCACTTCGAGCGCGCGGAGGGCGGCAACGCTTCGGCGTTTGGCGCGGGCGAGCAGGGTGACGCGATTCGGAATATCACCGGAACGATAACCTTCGTGAACCGCGCCTGTTTCCAGAGCGCAGCCGGAGCATTCGGCGCCAGCGGGTCCGGCCAGCGCCCGTCTAACGGCGAGGACTCCTACAAGCAGGTGGCCAACTTCAACGCTGGCTATCAAGTCCCTACCGCTGTTGAAAACCGCAGCATCAACGAGACCGTGCGTATTTGGATATGCACTGGAGCTCCGGCATAAAAAGGAGACAATAGATGTACGCGATAGTGAAGAATCATAAGGCAGTTTACGCCTGGTCCGGCGATACCCCTGGTGTTGCCAGGGCATACCTCGAGCTCGCCGGGGGATTCGAGGAGATCGACTCGAATACTAGCGATGCCTCGTCGAGGATCCTCTCGATGGGCGACGGCGTCTACCTAGTGTCGAATATCCCCGATTGGGTGGACATGGCCTCCGGCCGGGATATCCGCGAGTTCGATCCCGCGACATGGCGTCTGCTTCCCATTACCAAGCTCATCGAGCTTGGATACAAGAAGCTGGCCCCCTATGAGAAGCTGGTCGACGGCGAGGTCGTCCTCAAGACGCACATGGAGCAGATGCGGGACGGCGTCATAGAGCTGCCCTACGGAATGAAAGTCATCCCCGACCCGTCGGCCCAGGATGGCCTCGGGCTGGACAAGATGACCATCGCCGAGATGGTCGCCGCAGGGCAGCTCACGCAGGCCGAGGCGGACGCCGCCACGCTCGCGGAGGTCGCCGACAAGCGGAGCGACCTGCTTAATGCGGCACAATGGCGCATCGACAGGTACAGGGATCAGGTGGACGCCGGCGACACGCCCAACGATACCAAGGACACCTACAAGGCGCTCCTGAAATACAAGCAGGCCCTCCGCGACATCTCGACGCAGGAAGGCTATCCGTACTCCGTGGTGTGGCCGGAGGTCGTGTCCTAG